ACCAAACACATAGTCAGCAGTATTAATCTTAGAAATACCACCTGCAATGTGACTATGATCAAATTCGATTTCTTCAACTGCACTACGATTCAACTGTGACGCAGTAATCAATAGCACACCTAGTTCTTTCGCTAGATTGCGAAGTTCTTCCGATACATACTTGTCCTTGATGAACTGGTCGTTTGGATTGACTTTTACACTGACCGGCATAACAAGGTCAAGATAGTCAATCATCACAAAGTCTACCTTTAAGCCAGTCTGAATCTGTACTTCTTTGATATATGAACGAATAGCATTGACATTACTTTGTGCGGGCAATCCTTTAACACGATATTGTCCCATTTTCTTGCCTGCCATCTTGACTCTAAGTTCAGTGTCATCCATATTCTTCCGAATATCTCTGGTGCTCATATTTGTAAGCATGGCGTCAGTACGGAGCGAAGTCAATTCTTCACTAAGTTCAAGAGTAATGTAGACACCACTAAGTCCCTGCTTAAGCCAGTTAAGAGCGATGTTCATCATGACAAGCGATTTACCAGAACCTGAACCACCTGCAAAGATGTTCAACTCGCCACGAGACATGCCACCATACATAACTCTGTCAAGCTGTGGCCAGCCAGTAGATACCTGACCACCTGCGTTGAAGTATTTGTTCAATCGATCCTTAGGGTCAGCAAAATAATCTGTACCCATGTCACGCTGTAGACTGATTTGAACAGCGTTCTTGATTAGTTGCTCAACTGGATCAAACTCACCCTTCTCAAGTAAGTCTGCTGCCTTAAGAATTGCTCGTTCAAGTTCTTGTCGCTTAGTGAATGACTCAAATTCTTCTAAGAACCATTCGTAATGCCCATCAGTCAAGTCTTGAATAGGTTCAATAGATTCACTAGTTGTTGCTTTTATCTGCGTAGGATCAGGCATAATGCTATACTTTGCAGTATGCTCAACAATAAATTCCGCAACATTCCTAAGACTACGATCAAAGTTTTCTGGATTCATGATATTCATTACACGGGTATAAAGCTCCGCGTTAGTGACCATCATTTGAAGGAATAGTCGTTGTACTTCTGTGTTATATTCTTTTAGCAATTTTCTTCCTTTGTAACTCTAATTTAATCTTACTATTAGTTGCGTTCTGTAAGATACTCAATAGCGTGGGCAATTTACCATACTTGACCACAGCATCATTCGTGTCTTTAATACCGTCATCCCAATTGGGTATTGAAATATGAAAGCCCAACTCCAATGCTCTGTCACAAATTGCTAGCCCAGTCTTATCTAAGTCCGGAACAACAATGACCTTGCGATTAAGTCTGCGTAGTATCTCTGCTTGCTCATCGCTTATTGTATCATGGGTTAGCGCACAGGCGTTAATTGAAAGGGCATCAAAGATACCCTCAACGACTAAGCAAACTTCCCAATTCGGCTTCTGAAAATCATAGCCAAATACATATCCTGTTTGTTGCTCTTTAATGAACTTAGGGGTTCTGTTATCAAGATATCTACTTGTGTGCCCTACCATTTTGCCTTCAAATGTATAAGGAACAATGATTCTGTTGTTGTTTCTGCCTTGTTCATTAGGAGTAACCATAAAAGGATATTCGTCATACTTAATCGCACGACCATGCAGATAATCTATGAATACTTTGTGTTTCTCGTTATTTGGGTCAATAAGTTCAGCATCAGGAAGTTCAAGTTCTTTGAACTTTACTTTCTTCTTTTCCTTGCGAACCTTAATGATATCAAGCAAATCTCGTTGCTGTAGGCTTTCAATATTCCATTTAGAAATCTGATTCTGTTCTATTCCGCACCATTCAAGTAACTGTCTTGTGTTACGACTGATACTTTTTCCTAACTGAAAGCCAGCTTTGAAATCACAATTGAAACAGTGATAGCTCCAGTTGTCGCCGTCAAATCTAATGCCTGCTCTGCTTCTCTTGTCAGCTTTGTGCCCGCGGTGATGACAGCAGACCGCGTTGAAACTTGTCCAGCCGCTTTGGGTAAGCTTCTTCTTTCCCGGAATAATGGTTAGGATATCAAACATTAATTGACTATAACACTAAATTCGTTATCGTGCAAGTATATTGGTTACCGCACCTGAATTACTTGTAAACTGAACCTTAACGAAAGGATGATAGCCGTGAATAGTATAGCCTTTAGTTTCAGTGATATCGGCTAGTTCGTTATCTTCCTCAATGACATAAAAGTCGCCATCCACGATACTTGAACCTAAGATGGCAACATTGCCATAATATTCATCGTAATGTGTTTGGATAGTTAATACAGGATTATCCTGCGTATTGATTATACTAGTATAGTACACAAGATTTGTGTTACCCGAACTATTACTAATATTGGGGAAAGGCTGTCCTGTAGGAATAGTTACTGCCTGAGAAGGAACAAATGAAGGCAACACACTATTAACAATATTCATGTCGCCTCTAGCGCCAGCATTCGAATCAACAAACACTGGATAGTCGAACTGACCTACCGGAATCTCTAACGAATAGTAGGCTTTTTGCGGATCAATATCTTCAATATCAGCCGCATTAAGATTTAGTGAGGCGATGCCGGTTAATGCAAAGTCTAAGTCTAACGCTTTTCTAACAAGAACTTGGGTTCCGTTATAGTTAAGGATCCTACAAGTAATGCTCTTACCTGTAATGTCTACTGGCTTCTGTTCTTGATTTAAGAACTGAAACTGAATTTTATTATCTACACCCTTATTGAGTGTTAATGGTTTGGCATATACAGGCATATACTTCCTCGGTGAGTTTCCAGAGAGGAGTACAACTGTTTGTCTTTGCGTATAAATATAAACTGATGTTGTATACATTAAATCTCCTCAGTTAAGTATTTATTCCCGAAATAATTACTTTGGGTTAAACGGTGTAAATATAGATGAATATGAATGAAGATTTTTTTAAAAAACTGAGCGAGAATCACCCCTACATTTCTATCTGTTCCTACGCCGGTCAAGACTATGTTGGAATTATTCAGAATAGGGATGATACTGTAACATCAATCTACGATTATGGTGCAATAGTTATCCCTTCACTGAGAACAAGATATCTAGAATTAGGTGATATATGGTGGTGGGAATCAAACAGAACAATACCTATTAACATTTTTCTCAAAGAAGAATGGATGATATTTAAACCCTACATGCGAACATTTAATAACAAAAGTTTAGATATTCTTCATGGCCCAATTGTAAGCATGAATGAATTTATCAAAAAACGCAGTAAGCGTAGAAGTATCACTTTAGTTAAGCGGATACCCTAGATAGCTTCTTTGCTTCTTTTTTGCGCTTATCTTTAGCCATCTTAAATGACAAGTTACCTACTCGCTGATCAAATGTTACTCCGATCAGATGATCATATTCATGCAAGAATACTCTACATTCAAGCCCAGTCAATTCACGCTCAATCAATTCACCTGAGACTGTATAATACTGTACTACCGCGCCTGTGGGGCGTTTTACTCTCATAAACAAATCAGGGAAGCTTAGACAGCCCTCAAGATCATTTTTACGGTCATCAGCTAATGAGACAATCTTAGGATTAATACAAACGACCAACTTAATGAAATTACCCATTATAAAGATGCGCTTCTTGATTCCTAACTGAGGGGCAGCAAGACCTACTCCACCGTTGTCAGTCATAAATTTTGACATTGCCCTGACAAGTTCTTCGGGGCTGCCGTCAATTCTAAAGTTCCATTCTTCTGAAACTTCAAGTAGTTGCGGATTGTTTTCTTCAAGCAGAGTTAGATTCACAGGTGTACTCCGTATTCTTTCACAATAGCAATATAATGGTCTTCACCTTTATGGACATGGTCTACAAAATGGTCGGGTGCTTCATCGTTAGCCATGTCACTGATATACTTGTGACAAATGAATTCTACATTTGCTACTTGACACGCTTTAGCGATAGCAAACGCTTCCATATCAACTAGATCAGCATTGATATTATAGGTGTCAGTTACAAAATTGTCACCTGTACTCAGTGACCAGCCATTGTCGCCTGTTATAATAGGTTGATGTAGAATTTCTGCTTGCGGTCCTACAATGCAGCCGCCCAAGATAACGTCACGTTGATTAAAAGTAGTACACTTATAGATGCCTCCGTGAGTTGCAGTTATGCCGCCAGCAGTACCGAAGTTAAAAACTCGCTTAGGCTTATATCGTTCAATCAGTGTAGCAGCAACAATAGCAGCGTTTACTTTACCAACACCCGTAAAGAACACACCTTCTTTGCCTACAAGATTAGGTGCTTCTTCTGGCATTGCTAATAAAATAATATCATTCATGTAAAAATCCCATATAATAAAACAGCAAGAATAAAGATGTTACAAGTCAACAGTGCGCGGTCACGTTCTACGTAAGAAGCATACGCCCATAACGCGGTTCCCATGAACCCGACAATCATATCTTCTGTGTGGTAACCAAATGCTCTAAGAATTGTTGCTATAATTACGCCTGCTGTACCTAACCATTTAATCAGATTCATATGATACAAGTGATAAAACTGTTGTACCTGTTTCACGAATCTTGTTGCTCCCGTTGAGATACGAGAGGTCAATAACACTTGCATAAAAAATATCCTTCGGTCTTACGCCAATTCTGCTCAATAGTTGAATAGTTGCTAATGCTGTCCCTCCGGTAGCATTAACGTCATCGATTATACCAACTCTAGTACCTTCACCAATGTCAGTATCACCTTTAATTTCTAGTGTTCCGCTATCATATTCATACTCGTATGATTGGCTAATGACTGGGGGCGGCAACTTGCCTGGCTTGCGAATCATATGAAAGGGCAATTCAAGTTCAGCAGCGATCGGCGCGCCCCAAATAAACCCTCGTGCGTCAGGTGCAACGATACATTCAACTTCATTGACCGCCATAAACATCTTAAACCGATCTAGCGCCCATCGGAAATCGCCGGGCTTAGTCAATACTTTGCTGAGGTCTTTAAAGTTTACGCCTTCTACAGGCCAATTTGGAATTTCAACAATAGATTCTTTAATCATTCTTTTCCCTTAATAGATTCATGTGTACGACAACCAATTGTGCATATGCTACTGCGTGGCTGCGTTTAAAACTGTATCCAGTGTGATCCTTATCCCACACTGTATCATTGATTTCTTTGAAAGTTCTTCCCAGTAGGTGTCTCTTTGCGGGTCGGATAGCAGCAAGAAACATTGCTAGTCTAGGAATACTATCGATTGGTTCGGGCATTCGTTGAATAAGGTCATACGAATTACCCAAGTGTATAAGTTTCTCCACTGTACTGCGTTCTTTCAGCATAGACCAATTTGGTTCAGTCATCAATTCTATTAAATGGTTTTCATCTTTTACCTGTTCATACACATGAACATTAAGCAAATCCAGTTTAAAATAGCCTCGTTTTTCTGCGTCAACATAATGTAATGCAGACATATTGTTTATTGGATCATATGGAATATCAGTGATGTAAACACCTGTAGGGTGCTTTCGTATAGGGTCTACATTTTTCATTGCAGCAGGGACATGCTTGATGACCGCTAGCAGTTTGTTGCGGTCACCTAAGTCAATGTCAATATCACTATCAATTTTCATCGAATGTGAGTCATGCCTGCTTGAATAAGCTTCTGATAAGCCTTCTGCACAACAATAGCCTGACGCTCTGCATCTTCTACTGCTTTGTGAGTCGTAACATGTCCGCCATCTTTCAACGAGACTCCAGCAAGGTCATAGATAGTGCGACAATCACGCACATTCCAAAACTGCCAAGGATACTTCATGTCATGGTCACGGAATGCGCTTTCTGCAATCACGATATCAAAGCCGGATCCGTTAGACCAAACTTTGT